CTATGGTATATATACCATAGCTGTAAACTTTTTTATTTATTATTTTAATCTTCAAACTCAATGACAATAATTGTGTCATCTGGAACTTTAATTTCATAAACTGATGCAATCATTTCATCAATGTCGAAATATTCAGTGGCTTTTTCATAATGTTCTTTAAAGCATAATTCTACAAATTCTTTGACTTGTTTGAATGTTGTTACATATTTGTTATCCACACGAACAATTTCGTCAAAGATGTCCATAATAACTTGTGTTTGAGGACTGAATGTGATAAGACGTTCATTGTTATCATAGTCTAGAATATTGTCTAACATTTTTAATGAATTTTCGCAAAATTTCAAATCAGATAGTTTAGTATTTGTTAAATCTAAATGGATAAAATCGTGTAATCTCCAAGCCATTTTTTCCTCCTTTATTTAGTAAATATTATTTGCTAAACGCTCACGAATTGTAGCAAGATTTTCGTCCACAAAAAGTTGACCGTTTAGGAAAACTGTTTGTAGAGCGTTCCAATCTGAATAATAAGCTTCAGCTTCATAAAGACCGTCCTTCCACAAAAGGTTATTGTTTGATTGGTCTCCTGTTAATGTTGAAAAATCAAAATCAGGATTCTTAGCTAAAACATCTTTTTTGTGAGCAACGGTAATGCGTCCGCGTTGTGAGCGTTTTGTGCCGTCATCTGTTTTAGGGTCTTTGAAAAGCATACGTTCTTCACCGTTTACTGTTGCAGCAGTTGCTTTTACAGCGAATCCAAATGTATCACGAGTATGGTATTGGTAAGAGAATGAGCCAATACCGAATACAATATTTGTTGTCGCAAAACCTTTTTCTTCGAGACGTTTACAGATTTCGATTGCACGTTCCAGGTTGATAGAGTCACCGTAGATAGCTCCGACGTGTGAGTCTAAGACCTTATACCCTTGTTTGTTGATTGTACCACCAAATGTGTCCCATAAACATTCAATAAGACCCTTTTCGTCAGGAGTAGTGCCATTTACTTTTGTACCAGCTACAATATCAACTGGGTCTCCACTGTCAGGACGAACAACCAACTTACCATCACTAGACATAATAATATCTTTAAGAGTTGGCAAGTATTCTGTAACAACTTTCCAGAAATCCCATGTGTCAGACACAACTGAGAACAAACCTGTTGGATAAACATCTACAAGAAGATGTTTAAAAAGTTCTAATTCATCGGCTTGTCCGTATGAACACATAACGCTGTGTTCTGTGGCTGAAATAGAAGCACCTGTTGTAAAATCAAGTGGTGCGCCATAGTATTTGTGAACACCATAGATAGCAGGGATAGTGTCAGTTCCTTGGAATGAAGTTAAATGCCCCATTCCTGAAGCCATACCTGATTGTTCAGAAGACATTCCACGAAGTGAGAAATCATGCCCTTGGAACTCAACGCCTGCTGTTGAGCCTGTTGTTTTAATCGCGTATTCGTCAAGAACCTTACGGTATTGATAAGCAAGAGTAGCTGATGTGATTGGTTGCCAGATTGTTGTTGATAGAATAGTTTCAAGGAAATTAGTCAACCAGAAGAACTCAGGTTCAGTATTTTGAATAGTCATGATTGGGCATCGCATTGGTGCAAGCGTCCCTTCAGGAAGAGCTTCGATTTTGATTGGTAGGTAGCCTAAGTTATGAAGCTGAACAAGGTGTTCTGTATAAACTTCTTTTTTACCAAGAGTGTGTTTAACGAAGTTTTCATAAGTTGTTACGACTTCTTCAAGAGGAACTTGGAAAAATTCTTTATTGAAACGTTCAATGAGGTATTCTTTGATGAAATATTGGAGTCCGAATACGACAATTTCATTCGACCACGGAGCGTATTTATTTGAACGAGGTGTCAAAGTTGAATATACAACAGTTGTTCCTTCAGGATATTGTTCACGGTGTGACAATTTATAAAAGTCGGTTGCAAGATAGATTGGGGTTGTAGTTGACATAGGTTTAGTTCCTTTCTTGGTCATCCCATACGAATAATGCGCCAATTGAGTTGATGATATAGAAGATATATTTACCAACATTAGCGAAGTTTCCTTGGATACCTGCTTTGATGAGTTGAACAATGTTATAAACTAACCAGAATCCCCATTGGGTTGTTAGTTTTAAGGCGTTGAAAACATTAGCAACAAGAGATAGCGCAAATGCAATTGTAGTTACATAAGCTAGTGGATTCATATTTCCACCGTAACCAATGTAATTTGTGATGTAAGCAAATGCAAAAGCTGCGATTGTAGCAATAGTAGCGATTAGCTTAGTTTGAGTTTTGCTTCTAGTATTAGGTTTACCTTCTTGAGATTCTTGCCATTTTTTGATTGCAAACGTGTAAATCAAGAACGTTACTGGATAAGTAATGATTGCAGCTTTGTTCCCAAGGATATAATCAATAGCACCTGATAATACAGTATTTAGGATACCAAGGTAATTCCCCCATCTGCTCAATTTACCTGTGAAACGAGTAGATAACATTGAAATCCCAACATTTGTGACTGAAATAAGACCAAATGGTACGAGTGCAGTCCACAACCCCTGTCGCAAAATTTCTAGTTTTTTCACAAATGATAACATTTGGATATTTGTAGTAATCATATCTGTTTGCTGCTCCCTTGTCTGGGAAAACAATCCATGTTTCATCCAAATTAACGTTTGCAAATTCCATTACTTCGGCAGCTAAAGAATAATCAATTTCTTGAACTTTCATTCCAAACTCTTTGAATTTAGCGAGAGTTTCTGGAGAGTGTGGGTCTAAGACAAAAACTTCTTCTAAAGCAGATGTTTGTTCTGACAACAATTGGGTAATGATTTTCAAAGAAAAAGCAGTGTTTGCCTCATGAACGCGATCCATTCGAGAATAAGGCATATAACCAATGACTAATTTGTAACGCTGTTTCAATTTTGTCATTACTTCATCAAATAAGAGTAATTCAAAAATAGAAGCGTCGGTCTCGTAAGTCCATAGCACGATATTCTCATGCAAATTATTGATAAATTCTAAAGGAAGGTCTAACCTTTTTTCTTGGTTAGGTAAAATAATAAACTTCACCTCATTATCATTAAGATACAGCATATAAATCACCTTCTTTTTTAAAAAATGTTTTTAATAGATTTTTCGTTTACTTTATAAAGTTTTACTTGCCGCCCTTTTTGTTTTACTTTTGGAGTTTCATTTGTTTCTTCTAAGAATTTTTCTGTTGGGTAAACTTTTTTAAAGTTTGACAAGTACATTTCTTTAAAACTACCATCAAAATGAGAAATGATGTTTCGCGCATCTTCTAGCGGAATTAAACCTTCCAGCATCAATAGTGGTAGCGGTGTTTCTTTTATGTTTTTAGCCAACAATTCATAAGATAAATCTACCATTCGACTGTGATCAAAAGCAAGTTCCAATCCTTGGTTGAAATCTAACCATTGGTCATTATTAACATCTTCACTTGATAGTTTTGTAATGACTAAAATAGGAATAGACACCACATGACCTCGTGGGTCTCGGTCAGGGTTGGTTTGGGCAGGTAGTTCTTGCAAGGTGTATGATTTTAACGTAGTTAAATCAAGTGGAGTTTTAGTAGTAATAGTTCGCTCTACCGCATCAGAGATGCTTTCTCCGTGTTTAAGCAACACTCCTGGCAAAGCTCTTTGTCCTTTTAAGAAATCAAGTTCTCGTTTTGGGGCATATAGTTTAACGACTTCCTTTTCTTTATCAAAACCAAGAATAATTAAGTCAATTGCAATGTTTTGAGTTGGATTCAATTGTTCCATACGTTAATACGTTCCTTTCTCTCATCATTAGATAATGCTTTATGATAAAAGTATATCACAAATAAAAAATGAAAGTCAACCTTTTTTGTAAAAAAAATTATAAATTTCTATATAAAGCTAAAAAATAATTATTACACTTGACATTAGCGTTTATTTGTGATAAAATATTATTATAAATGAAAACGAAAAGGATAAAAGTTAAAAATGAAAGAAGTGACTCGTAACACTGTTAGTCCAAGGTATGTTCCATTTGTTTTTGTGTTTAACATCCGTGAAACAAAAACTACAAAAGGGAAGAATAATGTAAAGGTAACTATTTATATTCCGCCTTATAGTGAATACGAACAAGAGCCTGATACTCAGTATATGGAGATGGTTGCTGAAATGTTGGCTGAAGCTGACTGGCGAGGCATTTCTATTGATGAATACTCAAAAGAAGTGGAAAGTGGTGATTGCATTTCTATTCCTGATGAAGATTGGGAGTACCAAATTGATTATCGTGGATTAAAACGGACAACGTTTGCTGAGAAAATTGATGTTTTGCTTGAAGATGAAACAATTCCTAATGAAGATAAAGGGGATTTATCTTTGTTGAAAGATTTTTCTCCTCGTGAAATCCTGCTAAATACTAAAACTATGATTCAGGTTTTAAATCTATTAAAAGAAACCTATCATCCGAAAAACGGCTACAACCTCTCTGATTATTGTGAGTGGAATAAACAGATTTTTCTTTATAAATTAGCTGTTACTCATTTTGATGATTTTGGTAACTACATTATTGGGAGTTATCATGCTTGTCGTGAGGAAAGAAGAGTTTTTCGTCATCATTTGAAACCTAATTTTTGGTACACTGTTCGAGAAATGTTGTCGCTAGGTGAACTTCAGAAGTTTACTTCTGTAAATGGAATTTTTGTTGAAGCTTCTGACATCAAGCTTCCGCTAGAAAACTTTAGAGGAGCTGTTGGTACTTTTCGAATTGCTTATTTTGATAGTGAAGAACACTTCAATCCTTTATTGATGAATTATGTAACTTCGATTAAAGGTAACTTTTCATTAGTTGATAGCTACAATATTTCAATGAAGGCGAAACAAGTTTTATTTTCATTGGATGATAAAGATAAAGATGCAGTCCATTGGATTTACGAATACGACCATAATTTGCTTGCTATTGTTAAAAAAGAATTTTCACAACGCAAAAGAAAGAGGAAATAGAAATGGAATTTCAAAATTTAGATGAGCTTTATGTTTATCTCCGCAATAAGTTAATTCAAAAAACAGAAGAAAAACCTACACTCATTTGGCGCTTACGAAGAGTTATTGAAGATGACTCTTACAATGATAGCGAAATACAATCTTTGTCAATTACTATTGTTTGTGGAAAAGAAGTTTACGAGAATGACCTTTTTCAATCACGAGGAAGTGTAATCGAAAAAGAGTTGGGACGAATTGATAAAGTTCTTGATGCAAAAGAATTTGTGATTGAAGGTTTTGAACAAGGTAGAGTGATCCACGGCATTATTGCTAAACAAGTGAGCCAGGGCGGATACCCTCATGAGTTTTTGCTGCAAACACTGGAATTTGTTTGTAAAGAAGAGGGGGAGCAAGATGACTAAAATCATTTTAGCCTTCCCCTGCATGGGAAAAACCTATTACGCTAATCAGCATCCAAACACTGCTTTAGATTTAGAAAGTTCAGATTTTCTATTTGATAGAACTGGTTATGAACACTTGAGTTCTGAAGAGTTTAAAGGTATTCCTAACCGCACGCGCAAAGAAAATGGTCTTGAGGACTATTTGAAAGCTATTGACGAAGCTGTAAAAAGTGGCAAATACGAGTTTGTCTTTACAGCTCAAAATCCTGAGATTGTAAAAGGGATTATTGCTATGGGGTATGATGTCCACTACGTCAAACCGCTGCCGATAGTAGCATCTGAACGAGTTTTCTGTTCACGCGCAGAGCTTCGTGGAAATAACAGGGAATGGATTGAAAACACAATCAAATTCTTAATTCCATCTCCGCTTTCTATTTTTACGCAAGCAGAATTGGAACACGTTTATTTACACTTTGCTCCCTCTCAAGATTATTTAAGTGACTTTTTGGAAAAATTTGAATAAGGAGATTATTATGGCAAGGACCTACCCTGACTTTATAGAAAATGCTATGCGTTGTAATTTCATCAATTTCTATCATGTTGGTAAGGATAGATGGGACTACCTTGAACAAGATGGTTACAGAAAACTGTCAACCGTACTGCAAAAATCAAAAGATATTGATTGGAAACGCTTGTACGTCTATTACCACGACATGTATATTCTAATACAATACATTACGAATTATGATGAAAAATATGATGGTAATGGTGATGGAGGTTTTGATATTGAAACAGTTACAGAAGAAGAATTTGAAAAAATTGTTAAAGAAAACATGGATAACCCTTATATAAATTGGGGCGGAATTTATGATTATGTTGAAGAAAGATACAGAGGGAGGGAAGATTACTTGGACCGTTTTCAAAAAAATGTTTTGTGGGTTCTATACAAATTTCGTAAACAATTAAATCAGAAATCTAACTCTAACTATTGGTAATCCTGATTTATAAATAGTTGCAATACTTACATAAATAAAAAAATAAAATGAGGAAAAAACATGAAACCAGATATAACAGATAAAAAAGAAAGTTTAGAAGAGGAGTACCAACGCCCCCCTCTAAGAGAAGAAATAGAAAAATTCTTCGGTGAAGCAAAAACTGTTACAAAGTTTGTAGCATTGGGACTTGGAGTATTCTTCTTGATCTCAATCAGAAACTCTATTTCTCCTATTATTAGCAAAGTCATTCGTTTTGTAGGTGATTGTGCAAACGCTATTTATGTTGCTTGCGCAAACGCTCTTCGAACTTTAGTAGAATGGGCAAACAGTCATCCAGAAAAAGTTGTTGGGCTTGTTGCTTCAGTTGGCTTATTGATTCTTTGCTATTATTTAGTGATGGTTTGCTTAAAACACCGTCATTACATTTATCAACGCTTCCGTATTGGGCATTTTTCTCAGATGATGTGGTTTGGGATAGGAGCTTTACTTGTTCAGGTAGCTACCATTGGTTCTTCAATGTATCTCGGAATTTGGTTGCCTATTCTTTTAGTTGAAGTAGTTTTAATTGGCTTAGTTTTTAGAAACTTCATCGCTTTCAAACAGCTTCGCCCAACACTTCCAAGACCGTTGACTAAGCGAGAAAATGAAAAACGTTTGGAATTGATTGAGGATTTGTATATTGTCTCAAAACCTTATAAAGATGATTATAAATATAATCAAGACGAACGTGATCCCCTTTTGAGAGCTATGACTCGTTTAGCTTTAATTGCTGATTTCCGCCCAGATGAACTATCACGGATTATGTCCAATAAATACATCTCTAGCTATACTCTTTTTAGAAGCCTCGAAGATGTCTATAACGATTTGTTTGTAAAAGACGTTTATGACTATTTGCTCAAAAATGAAGAACTCTATAATATCTACTATAAGAGAGCTGAAAAAGCTATGGCTAAAATGAGAGGTTTGTTTGTTCTATGTGAGGAAGATGTGCAGCGGATTTACTTAGATTACTTTGAATAAAACAAAAGAGAGGAAACTCTCTTTTTTCTTGGTATAGAGCGATTTGTTATTGACAAATTCAATTATTTGTTATACAATTGTATCATAAATAAAAAGAAAACGAGGCAATATAACATGGCAAATCTTACATTCGCAACTATCAAAATCGCAACAAAAGAAGATGTGAATAATGTTTTTATTTTTAGTTTTTTAAAAAAGCTGGTTGCTGAAAAACCTTATCGCTTCGAAAACATTATCTTATCAAAAAATAGGGAATATGTAATCGTTAATTATGTTCCAGCTCTTGACTTTGATATTTACGATTTAGTAAAAGAACTTTCTAAAGAAACTCCTTATATGCTTTCAACTATCGGTCATTCTTATGGGAATATGCAACTGACAACAGTTGAATATATTGTTGTTTACAAAAATGGAGAAGTTGTCTTTGAAGGGGATTATCCTTTGGTTGTTTTTGACGACAATGGGGAAATGGATGATGACGGAGGTTATCCTATTGATGAAGAGGCTACTAAAGCTGTTCGCAATAAGTTAGAAGCTGATAAAAAAGAATGGTTTCCTATCTTTTATCAGGAATTAGAAGGACTTAATTCTAATGACGAAGATGTTGTTTGGCGACCTTCGTCAGAAGAGGTTGCAGAAGAGCCATCTGAAAAATTGACAGAAAAAGAAAAAGATTTGTTAGCCTCTATGTTCGAATATCTACGACTTATTGGTTTTGTTGATGTGGATGGGGAAGAAGATGAAGTTCTTGAAATGCTTAATGAAAAAGAGCTTGAAGCAAAAACTGCTCAAAAAATCCAGGTCATTCAGGATAAGATTTTGGGAAAGGATTACTTTTATAATGGCTCAAAAAAAGAAGAAAATGCTGAATAAGCTATATGAAAAATTATCTGTAAAAGATAAAAAAGAACTGCAAAAACTAATTATCTTTGGCAAAAAGATAGAAGAAGAGGAGAACGCAAAAAATGAATAAACGTATCAAGAAGAAACAACAATCTATTGTAAATAAAGCTATTGGACTGAAAAACAAGCAACTAATGAACGGAGTCCTTGATAAACTCCGAGGTCATGGACTAACTCCTCATAAAGTTGAATTTCCTGATGGGTATTTCATTTTTATGAACAAAACAGGCTATGAAATCATGCACTTTGAATTGAAGGAACTGCCTGAGTTTTACTTTGGTGTGTGGAATAGGACAATTTGTGTAAATGATAAAGACGGCTCTAAAATCGTTAGTCGTATTCCATTTATTTTTGGAGAACGTAAGTGTATGTTGGATAAATTCAAACCCTCGCAAGCCGAATGGTCTCCTCTATACAATACTACCTACTTCGTAAAAGAACAAGAAGAGCAACTACAAGACTTTTGGTCTGTTGTTGATACGCTGTCTGAGCTTATTCATACCCCTTGGGAGTTAGTTAAAGAGGATAAGGAAGAATATGAAAAAACTTTAAAATTCTTCGAAGTACGCAACCAACAAACGCAACTTATTTTACCTGAAGTGTATAAGCGTATAACTGCTTTCTTGAAGAAACAGCATGTGGATATGGGCTTGTTGTACTCAGATGACTTATTCTTTGGAAATCACTTTTGTGTTATTGTTGATAAAAGCTTAGGACTTGATACCTCAGAAGTGAATGACAAAATCACAGACTATCTTGCCTTTGAATTTGAAAAGGATTTAGAAGATGTTATTCGTCAATTCGATGTTTCAGAACATGTTTCTATTTATCGAGATGAATTTATTATCTTTTTTGAAGGCTGTTACGTTGTTGATAAAGAAGTCTTGGAGCGCTCTAAAACAATGTCACGCACAGAATTGAATGAAGCTTATAAAAACTTAGACATTCGGACATCGAATTTTGTCCGTCTTGTCTAACAAGTGGGAGGAGAACGAATGACTTTCGAAGAAATCCAAAAAGAAATTTTGAAACTGGACAACAAGGGTGATTTATCTGACGGCTATCACAGCTACAATGAACTTTACAAGCATCGAATGATTTTGTTTTCGGTCATTTGTAATCAAAATCAAGAAGTAGCATGGAAGTCTCTGTTGCATCATGACGAAACAATGTTTGATGGATACTTTATTGTAGGGATCAACACTCCACAAGGGCAGTTCACTTATCATTACCAATTGAAAGATTGGGAACTGTTTAAAGTTAAAGAGCTTAAAAAAGCCCCAGAATATGATGGACATGCCCCTGATGATATAGACAGATTATATAGCTTATTGTGATATAAGGAGGAAAAAATAATGAAAACAAAATTTACTGACCTATTTGAACTTTATAAAGAGCTTTTTGAAAGACTGCTCAAAGCAGAACAAGAGCGAGAAGATGAGCCGAATTGGTATTTGTCAGTCAACAATGACGATGCTGGGGAAGCAGTTATTGTGAAAGTAGTGATTTTTTCTGGTAGCGTACTTTATGATAAGCATTTCTTGCTAAAAGACATTGCGCCTGAAGCTCAAGAAGAGCTAACAAAAGAATTAGAAAAAATTGAACAAGCTCTAACTAGTCCTGCAAATATGCTTACAAATGATGATGCCAAAATTCTTCATCAAACAATCAAGGAATACATCAATTTAGGAATGACTCCTGATTATCGTTTGATTGAGCTTCGTGATCTATTTAACTCTGAGAAAATCCAAGCAGCAAAAGGGTTCAAGTTCAATATTGTGATTTATGAGCAGGTTAAGTCTCTGTTTGAAAACTATCTTGATGAATATTTCAAAAATCTGAAGGCTGATAAAGTTTACGAGCATAGGTGGTCTAATCGTGATTGCTTGAGCATGGAAGATTTCGAAAAAATCGCCTTGATTATCAAAGTGAATCCAGAATTGAGTTTTGTAGGAGCTGTGGAAAAATTTGTAAAGATAGAAAATCCTTCTATTGACCTTGATGATATTGAAGAATTTATTGATGATTTCAAATGCGAATCTGATGAAGGACGAAAGTTGTTAGAAGCAAATCCTTGGTTCACCGATGAGTATTTTAGGGAAATATTCCACAAAAATATTGATTATCGCCTTGACGTAGAAACTCTTATTTTCTAATGGATTTCCTTAATGAAGAGCAACGTGTTGAAAAATAACAAAAAAGAGAGAATGGAAACTCTCTTTTTTTATTTCTGACTTGACAAAACTATCTATTTATGATACAATTATATCATAAATAAAAAGAGAAAAAAGGAGAAAGACATGATTAAAATTTTAGAACTTTTTGGAGGAATCGGCTCTCCTCGTGTCGCTTTGCGAAACTTAGGCGTTCCGACCAAGGCTATTGATTACGTTGAGATTGACGAAAAAGCTGTATCAAGCTACAACGCAATGTTTGCACATGAGTTGAGTTACAAAACGCAGTCAGTAGTTGGATATGACTTAAAGCCTGATATTTTAATTCACGGAAGTCCCTGTCAGGATATTAGTGGGATTGGGCTTAAAAAAGGAGCTGAACAAGGTTCAGGGACTCGTTCTAGTCTTATGTGGGAAACGGTCCATATCATTGAGCAGATGGGTGAGTGGAAGCCTAAATATGTTGTCTGGGAGAACGTAAAAGGGCTTCTCTCAAAAACCATGCGTAAGAACTTTGAAAGTTACTTAGACTATATGGAAAAATTAGGCTACACAAACAGCTTTGAAATTCTGGACGCTCGTGATTTTGGAATCCCCCAAGCGCGTGAAAGGGTATTTACAGTTTCGGTTCTGGGGGACGAAGCATTTGACTTTAAAGGACTAGAAAAAAGTATAATGCGCCCCATCACAGAATTTCTTGAAGGAGAAGTCTCAGATGAGTTTCTAGTGAAGCAACCTAGTATGCTTTCCAAAATTGGAACTAAACAAGAGGGTTTTGGAGGTTTTGTTCCGATAATTGAAGATTACTGTTGGACAATTACAACTAAGCAAATGCGTTGTCCTAATAGCGGTGTAATCCCTATTGGACAAGGGCAATATCGTTATCTGACACCTAAAGAGACATGGTTGTTACAAGGTTATTCGGAAGCGGATTTTGAAGCAGCAGCTAGGGTTAATAAGAAAACAGCCTTATATCACCAAGCTGGCAATAGTATCCCAGTTCCAATTTTTGAAAGCTTGTTTAAAGCTATTTTGGATAATTTAGGAGAAAGCGATCTAATTCAAAAACAAATTCAATTATCTTTAGTCTAAAAGAGCATAAAATTGCTCTTTTTTATTTCTGACTTGACAAATCCATTCTTTTATGATATACTTGTATCATAAATAAGAAAAGAGGTAAACCCTATGTCAACAAACGCTTTTATTGGAATCAGAGAAAACAACTCGATCACTTATATCTACAACCATTCAGACGGATATTTAGAATATCTTGGAAAAATGTTGATTGAACATTACAATTCTGAAGAAAAAGCAAAAGCTTTGGTTGCTCTTGGTGACGTTTCTATCCTAAAAGAAAAGCTTGAGCCAGCAGAAGGGACAGTACACGGCTTTGACTATGACAAACGTCAGGAAGGTGTCTCAGTGTTCTACGGACGAGACAGAGGGGAAGATTGGGAATCTATCAAACCTATTACCATTCAAAACACAGTTTTCGATGAACACACCTACTATAATTACTTGTATGATGTCGAACAAGGACGCTGGTTAGTTTCTAAAAATGGAAAAAACTTTCAAGGTTTGAAAGAAACTGTTGCTAAACACTCAAAGATTGAAGAATAAATAAAAAAGCGCTCTATAAAGGGTGCTTTTTAGGTTGACAAAGCTCTTTATTTGTGATAGAATATTATTATAAATAAAAGGAGAAAAAATTATGCAGATTCTTATTATCTGGGCAATCATTTTTTTATTTACTGCTCTGAAGGGGAGTCAAACAACTCGTGGAAAAGACACTTTTATAGCTTACGCTTTGATTGCTTGCATTTGCGCTTTGGCATCGGCTTATTTAGCTAAAGCTTTTGTGATGTTTCTGTATATTGCAGGCATTAGTTTTATTGCTTATATTTTTCACAAAGGAGAGAAAAAATGAAATTTTTAGATGAAATAGTCGGACCTACTTACAAGCAGAATCTTTACTTTCTTTTTCAAGTAAAAGGGCTTCGCTTGTTTGGCTACCTTTTTGAAACAACGATATTTTCTTCTCTTGTAGCTTTGATAGTTAGTCTTATCTGCATGCTTTTTACTAAAAACGAAGGAATTATCAATACGATTGGTCTATTCGTATTCGTTTCTTTACTTCTTAGTGGTTACAAAAGCAGCAAGGCGAATTTTTTAGCTTTTGAGAAAATGTTAAAAAACGCTATATTGAAGGACAGGGAACAAAAATAAAAGGAGAAAATTGTAATGTTTTTTATTACTTGGGCGCTTATTTTTTCATTTGTTGGCTTGATAGTGTGTGAAACGGCTCGTAAAAGAGATCTCTTCATAAATTACGCTCTTGTTGCTTACCTTTGCGCTTTGGCATCTGCTCATTTAGACAAAACACTTGTGATATTCTTATTCATTGCAGGAATTGGTTTTACAACTTATATTTTTTATAAGGAGGGCAAAAAATGATGGTAACGATTATTCCAATTTATCAAATTGTGTTAATTTATTTGTTCAGCGCTCTTTCAAGTTACGACAAGAAAGAAAAGAGAATGAGTTTCGCCTTGTTCTTGGCAGTTTCAGGGGTGTATGTCTTTGGCTTTGTTGTTTTGTATCACAATGCCAATTTTAGCTATGACGAAGCCTTCAAAATGACGAACTTCTTGTTGCTACCATTGGGTGTTTCTGGGTTGCTGAATATTACGAGCTAGAAGGTTGTAGTTTATGATTCCAATGTATCAAATTATTTTAATTTTGATTTTGAACGCCATTATTGCTTATAACAAAGAAAAACATGAATACAATTTTGATATTTTGCTTGTTTTTTCAGTCTTTCATTTAGGGATTTTATTCTTGTTGTACCAAATCCCTAATATCCCTCGTGAAAATTTTGCTAATGTTTCTATTGCTTTATTGGGCTTATTGGCTTATGTGAATGTTTTTGAATACTGACTAAAAACTAATTTTTGGCAGTAGCTTGTGTTATACTAAATACTAAGATAGATTGCACGCGCATCATCTATCTCATTTTATAAAAAGGAGTTTTTTTATTATTATGTCATCACTATTATTTGAACACTTGTCAAAGTCATGGCTTGAGGTTCTTGGTTTTGCTATTGCAGGATTGTTCTTTTATCTCGCTTATCGAAAACGTTCGAAAGAAGCTGATGAAGAATCTGCAAAAGCATATCTTGATTGTATTTATGTATCATCATTTTCTGCGCTCCTCACCTTCTTTGTGCCTTATGGACTAGCATTAGGGGTGTACGCTTTCTTTTTGGCGGTTATTTTCTATTTCAAGGTTTTCAAAGAAAAGTAAAAATTATGGTTAAAAACAACAAAGGTAAGAAAGAAGTGAAGGAAGTAAATTTGCTATTGATAAAGCAGAAAAAACTTGCTTTAGCAAATAGGAGGAAAGCTATATGGAGCGCGTGATTGAGGTTTATCTTTACCCTTACATTAAGTTCTTAGATAACATTCCTTACCAGCACAATACCTTACATTTCTTAGTCGGCATTTTTATTATCGTAGGTTTTTGTGGCATCGGAGTATTTGGATTCAACATTTTAGAAAAAGATATTCGTGAGTCACTTAAAAAGTCAGGCTCTCGTTCTTTCTTTATGGTTGTTTCAAAGTGGATTGTCCGTTTCCTCAAGTATTCAGCTATGTTATTTGTTCTATGGTTCTTTTCATTCGTTCCTTTATTTTTATTTGGAACAAATCGTTCAAGTGAAGTGGTGACAGAGGTAGAACCTAAAGTCATTTATCGTACAGGGAGTAAGGTTTCTGCAACATTGCCTGGCTGGTATCATATCGAATCAGGCAAAAATGCAAGCTATCAGCAAGTCTTAGGATTCAAAGAAGAGCCTACACAGGTCATCTTATCAAAAGATGGCGTTGACGTTGGTATGAAGATCACGGCTGCGATTATGGAAGTCAGTTACCTTGATGAAGAAAGTAAAGAGAATAGTGAGCTTGCTGAATATCAAATTCGAGAGATTAGTTTAACAAAAGTTAAGCGTGTCTATCTTGTGTTGGGACGAAGGTTCGAGAAAGAATTGAAAGGTGTTAAAGTAGTGTTTAATGCTAAAGCCCCTAAAAAATCTTCAGCAAAAAAAAGGCTAAACAAGAGCTAGAAGAGTTAATGGATTTAGAAGGTAGCAATGAATAAATCACTTGATTTATGATTTGCTTTATAATATATTTTAGTTGTTACATCAAAACCTTATCTTTTTTATAAATGTTCAGTAAGGTTTTGATTAACTCCTTTTATTTAATCAATCTAGAACCGTAGAAACTACGGAGATAGCTTGGTCCATTTGTGTAACCTCTGGAGGCTAGACTTCTACCCTCTAAGTCAGCACATTACCCAAGAAGCTCCTCCCTCTTAATAAAAAGCAGGGTGGAGCAGTTCACTCAATCTGGAAAGAGCCTGACATAAGTTAGGTCTTTTCTTTTTCCATTTACAAAAAGAATTGACAAAACACCTTATTTGTGATACAATGTTTTTACAAATAAAAATAAAAGGAAAAACAAAAATGACAAAAGGAAAAGCTACTAAAGAAAAATTATATAAACGTCTTGCAAAAGAGTTTGAACAAAAAAATGGAGGGTTAGAAAATCAACCGCTTTACGAAGCGCTCACTCTTGAGGATTTGCAAGAAATTGCAGGTATCATTGATAAGCGGTTGTGGTTGGAAAACAATTCTGGAGACAATCAAAAACGCCTAAAAGATAACCTTGTGAAGCTTTGGAAAGAAAAGAATAAGTTCTTAGCTTTAGATACAAAAATAAAACTTTCAAACGGAGCGAAAATTTATTTTTCTGCTGTTGGATTCAAGGAATACACTTTTCAAGTCGTTGAGGGTGATAAGGTTTTATGTAAGTTCAGTGTTTGTGCTGAAGAAGGTTATGATTCTGGATTTATTTGTTTTGCTCAAATGAATGATGAAGAAGTGGAGCAGGGTAACTTAAACGCTGATTTAGAAACAGCTTTTGATTTCAAAACTGTTGTTGCTGAAATTATTAAAAAAGAAGGTTGGGCTGAAAAAATTGAATCGTACACCTCTGTTATCCTAGAAGCTTTGGAAGAACGCAAAAAATAACTACAACACAAAAAAAAGAACTGCTACAATTGTAACGGTTCTTTTTATTTATTAGTAATATGGCAACAATCAAAAAACGCCCATAGAAGCGTTTTATTTCTTGTAATCTCGGTTTAGCTGGATAATTCCTCCATCAGTCCCAACCCTTTTTAATCTGACATAGAATTTGTAGCCTTCTCCCCTATCTAAAACACGAGATAAGGTCATAGCATTGATTTCTTGATCTATCTTTTTCCTTTCATCAACTGCAAAAGCTTGATAAAACGGAGATTTATACTTTCCTAATACTAAATCTTCAAGAATTTCTTTGAAATCTTCATAAGTTTTCAATTCCTTGGCTGCTACTTCAGAAAAGCCGTTCTGGGTATTATAAACAACAATCTTCATATAATCAATCACTTTCTTTTTTATAACTTTATTATAATATTTTATATAATAAATGTCAACTCGAATCATTATTAAACCAATAATTATAAAACTTTTTCCAAAAAAATATTGACTTTTATCATCTTTTATGATACAATTGTATCATAAATAAAAAGAAAACAGGTAATAAATATGAGCTACACAGGCTGGTTGATGCCAGACGGAAAATTTTATCCTTGTAAAGATAAAGAACATACAAATTTGTTAAGGACGTTACTAGAGAAGTCTCAATATGAATATTTAGTAAAACAAAATATTGAACAAGGGAAACGTTATAACGATAAACCTGAAGGGGTTGTTTGTTTCTGGGATACTAATTTTCAGTTTGCTAGTTTTGAAGGTGAAATGACAAAAGAAGTTGAAAAATTTCTAATCGAGCATTTCGATGAATTTAATGATAAACAAAAGTTATGCGTTTATCACAAATTCCATATTATAAAAAATAAGACTAAGGAGCAGGAGAAGGCTCTTAAAAAGTTTAGAGGGGAATAGATAAAAATGGTAAGATTTGACCCAAGCATTAGTTATTCAGATGAAGCATCAAAGGTTTTTTCTGATTATCGAAAATTGAAAGAAGAACTAGAGAAGAAAGAAAAAGACCGTCTTTCTGAACCTATTAGTTACGCTACATTGAAACTAGACCTTCTTACAGAAGACATGAAGGAACGTGTGGAGGCGTTTTTTGAAGAAAATAAGCATGATTTTGAATATGGCGGAGAAATTATCACGCGCGAATATTACAGAAAATATCTAAGCAAACATTTTGGAAAATGCTTCTTAGACCAAAGATTGATTGATTTCTTTAAAGTGAATCCAGAACACAAATTCAAAGTAATGGCTATCCATGAAGGATTTGCGGTTATTGAAATTTATTCTAAAGCCTATATTGTTCCTGAAGAAGTAATAGAACTTGTTGAAAAAACAGATAGCGTGGCAGTTGCTAATGAGCTGATGGTAAAAACCGATAATCAACTTACTTTGGCAAGCGATCTTGAAAATGCAAAAGAACTAATTGAAAAAGTTTCTAATTTTGAAGATGAAGCTTTTGCAGGGCAACTAGCAGCCATCAACAACCTGAAGGCTGAAATGGAAGCTAAAATCACAGCTATGTATGAAATGCAGGCTAAAATGATGGCTGAACTTCAAAGCAAAATCCAACTTTATGAGCATGAACTTTTGATTATGCGTTCAGACTTAACAGCTTTTGAGTATCGTAATGGTTTGACAGTTAATTTTATGAACATTCACAAAGGTGCTAACGCCCCTGTTCATCAACCTATCATTATCCATCAAAAACTCATCTATCTGGACGAAGATTTGCCTCGTTTGACAGATTTGTATGACGTGGACTCAGGAAGCTTAGAAGTCGCAATCAAGAACTCTCCAGCTCTTCTAGAACATATCTGTCCTACAAGCAAGGGCATTACTTTCCTAAAAATGCGGAACTCTGCTGGGAATTATGAACTAGAAAACACCGTCATGAAGTTTATTCGAAATGTAATGCCGAATGAAGTGGGTGTCTTAATTCGTAATGGAGAAAACACTTGGTTCACATGGCTTGATAGCAACGACATTTCTTTATCTACTGATTCGTTCACATCAAAATCATCTGATGAAGAAACGTCAGTATCCCTCCTTCAGTCTCGTTACTATTTGTTTAATCTTATCATGGGCTTGATTGAGCGCAATGAAATCTTGCAACTGGACCACGTTCCAACAAATATGTTTGCTGACCCAAGCATCATCTGGTCTAGTGCCGATTCTCAAATTGCTGATTCAACCTATGTTGAATTAAGTAAGATTATCCCAATTTTGAACCGATACTCTAAAGCTGATGATCCAATCTATGTGTTAAACTCTTTTGCAGATAGTGCGAAATATAATGGACACTACGGTGGAGGGCATACTGAACGTGGGCGTGGTGATAATGCTCTGACAGATAATACCTTTGTTGATAAAGGTATTAGTAAGATTAAGGGGATTGATTATCTTTCAGACTTTACTTATCGTTTTTATGTTAGTGGAGAAAAAAGAAATTGGTGGGGAGATTCTAAAATCAGTCCTAGTCTTTACATTGAAGAAGATGAATTTATCAATCTTAAATTCCTTACTAGTAGCCTTATTGATTACTACATTCATACGAAGCGTATTGGTAAAATTTCAAATTCTGGGCGTTACGTTGATTTTTCTCACATGCTACCTATTCTTTTTGGAATTAAAGAAGCATTGGTAGAGCAGGAAAAGATTGACCGCCTCCATATCGTTGCACAAGACTACGATTTGAATCTTTTAACATCATTCAAGATTCTTCATGACGTGCGCGTGATTACTCCTTATCAAGCTAAACGCTACTCTAAGTGGGTTGCTGGATTAAGTGAAGAAGATAAAGCTTATTATAAACAGTTGCTTCTTATCAATGATTTAGACAACGTTATTCGTAAGCCGAAAATCTATGCTGCTATCACGAAACCGACTCTTATGACCAATGAGGATCGCAGAGAGCGTGATACTGTTGACTATGCTATCTTTTCTATCTCTGAAGCTGGCACGAATCAGAACCCTATTGCCGTTTCAAAAAGCGGTTTAAATGGTTGGAGAACTAATTATAAGACTCTTACCTACGCTGAAACAGAATTAAGATATTCTTACTGGAATAAAGCAAGTCGAATTAAAACTTTTTCTAATCAAGAAGGTCTTGATAAGCTCTTAAAAAATGAGATTATCTATCAGGCACTTATGGACCGCAAAAGCACTAAAGATTTTGTGCTGGAAGATGTTGATATTGCAGATTATTTTGGAGAGCGTGAATGGTTCTTAGTCGATTTCTTTGACCGTGAAGGCAATATGGAATTGGTGAAGGAAGTTGAAAAAATGAATAAGGAGCTACAAGAAGCTAAGAAAGAAGCTAAACAAAAATAAAAACAACAAAAAAATAGTTAAACCCTTGATTCCCAAGGGTTTTTCTCGTTCCTCGATTGACAAAAGATTGTATTTATGGTAAAATATTATTACTAATAAAAAGGATAAATCATTTATGAAAATTAAACTTAGAGCAGACCAACTGATGTTAGTGGAGAGCGTTCTTCAAAATATCAAAGAAGATAACTTAGTAGTTAGTCCTTCTGGAAGTGGGAAAAGTTATATGTTAGCTTACTTAGAAAAACTACTTACTGAACAAGGGTATCTAGTCTATGTCTATGCACCAACCATAGAGGTCAGAGAGCAACTTGACGAACTAATGAAAGCTAATGGTAGCAACAATAAAACAAAGGGCGTTGTTGAAGATTTCAATAATAACAATGACGCTCCTGATTATCTCTTGATTGACGAGGCTCACCACTCAGAAGCAGACACATATCAGTTGTTGTTTGAGAAGTACCCAAACGCTATTAAAATTGGATTTTCTGCAACTCCTGAGCGATTAGACGGAAAAGGTTTGGATAACTCATACCAGAATATTATTATTGGCAAGACAGTTAGAAAACTAATTGACAGTCATGTTTTATCTGATTATAGATATTATGCCCCTAGTACAACAGATGGATTTCAATATTCTATCAGTCCAAAATATCTTCAAGTACAGGGAGAAACTTTTTTCAAAGCAGTAAAGAGAGATTCTAGTTATCAGAAGAAGATTTATGCTGACGTATTAAAAACATGGACGCTGGTTTAAAAAACGTTCAACTTCTTTGGAAGAGGCAATCGAAAAAAGAGAAGAACTATTAAAAAAAGCTGAAGAGTTTATTCAATCCTTGAATTAAAAAATGACTAAAGAAAGTTTTATAAGTATAAGCTTTCTTTTTTGTATCCATAGGGACAAACTAAAACCAAAGCAATGATTGTCAATATATAATCATTTGTGTTATAATATTATTAGTAAAGAAAACGAATAATAAAAGAGGTTTTTATGGCTGGTAAATGGAGTAGACCAATTTCTGAAATAAAAAATAATCTATCTAAGATCATTGGGAAAACTTATAAAGGTTTGACTATTTTAGAAGTTATGGATTCTTTTGATGGGAAAGAGGTTAAGCGAATAAGTAAATGCCAATGTCCATGTGGCAATATCGTTTATGAAAATTTTCCTGACGTTTTATACGGAGATTACATAAGAAAATATTGTTGTCCACAAAAGAAAGAAGCTTTGAAAGCTCTAAAAAACACTTCAAAAACTCCAAAAGACGATTTAAAAGTAAAAGATTATTCTTATCTCATCAACAAAACTTTTGGGGATTTAACCGTTCTTGAAATTTGTCAACCGCAACTAAGAGTTTATCCTGACCATAGGGGCAGATACAAGAGACCAAAATGTGTTTGTCGTTGTTCTTGCGGAAAGATTGTTACTCCTAAAATATATGCTGTGTTAGGAGGATACACCACATCATGTGGTCACATTTCAAGAAGGTCTAGAGAACAAAATTTCACTTTGTTGTTAGGGACAAAACTGGGGCGCTTGAAAGTTTTATCTATCGCGAATCTCCCTGAAGAAGAAATGACGGAAGATAGGACAGAGTATATTTGCAAATGTGATTGTGGGTTCAAGCTAGTTCTTTCAATCAATGATATTGCTACTAAGACTCTAACTAAATGCCCTATGTGTCAGGAGGACTTTATATCTAAAACAGAAGATTGTCCATCTACCAAAAAGAATCAAAACGGCTTTGGACTTGAAAATATTACTTGGTCAGAGAAAGAACAGCGTTTTGTTATTTCAACTAAAAGGGGAGACCGTTATTTTAGAACACGCGCCACATCACTCGATGAAGCTATTGAAAAACGAAAAGAGTTATTAAAAGAAGCTGATGAATTTGCTAAAACTTTAAATTAAAAAACAAATAAAGAGAGTTCTATAAAAAGAGCTTTCTTTTTTTATCCCAAAATCTCACCCTTAAATTTTCATGTGTAAAACCACCTGTAACCAACTTCCCCTCGCCACCTCATCAGCAGCATTTCCCCCTCCTTGATCCATAACAAAAAATGTCCAAAAACTCATTGTTCATTTAACGGTCCAAAAAAATCAAAAAAACTAAAACCATAAAATTTCTATAAATCTCAGAAAACTTTCTTCGAAAGGCATGATGCAAAAAAGGAAAGACTAAAATAGAAGAAGAGTAT